TCACCGCTCCCGATGAATGGCTTCCAGCAGCGCCGCCTTCAACGCAGGGACGGTCGCGTGGCCATGTGTATGGTGGAGAATGACCAGGAGTTCCCGAGCGATCTCGTATTCCGCGCTGTTGGCACAAATTCGGTTCTCAGCGCAGTACTCCTCAAGAGCGACCGTCAACACCCCGCGCTCCTCCGGGTTCTCGATAGACCGGAAAGGCATGCCATCACGCCCCACAGTGATCGGTGACGGCAACAATATTCAGAGCGCACGGAGCGTCAACACCCTGACCCAAGGCAGCGGGCTACACAAAAAAGCCCGGCCGATCGGCAGCCGGGCAGTTCGGGAGGAATGCTTCAACCTGTGGGGCGCGAGAAACCTCTTGCGGATCGACGCTGAGGAGGTACCGCCGTCCGCTAGCCCATGCCCCTCACGCCCCGATAGGAAGGTGCCTCAACAACGGGTCGGGGGCGAGCTTTACCGTCTGTTAAGGTTACGGGCTAAGCTGGCATCGGTCGGTGCGCCTAGATGAAATTGCGCGCCATCGTCCAAATCAGCAGGGCAAAAACGCCGATCACCACGATAGCACCGATGGCGTCGCCTATGCGCTCTGGAAGCCCATACGGCTCGGTGCTCACGCGGGAATTCCTACGAAGATATAGGCGATGCCGAAGACGACAATAATGATCAGAGCCATGAGGCCCCAGCCTCGCCATGCAGCCGCTATGGCCTCAGGGGTAGCGCCTGTCTGTTTTCGTCTTCTCGCATTCGGGATTGATGCCATTCCGGGCCAGCTCTGTCAAAGAACAACCTTGGAACATGCCGCAGCGGCAGCGGTTCGGGTTGGTCGCCACTGCCTGACGCGCTTGGCGGCCGAGCCCGCCGTCCCCCTTCGCCAGACGTGGCGGCGGGCTCGAAAAAAGCCCCGCCGAAGCGGGGCGTCAATGGGGGGATAGTTCAGGAATGCGAGGCCGAGCTTTCAGAGAGGGAAACGCGCAGCCTCGCGCGCAGTGTAGCACCGCCTGGTGCCGAGGCAATGCCAACGAAAAGCCCGAAGCAGAGGCTCCCCAAAAGCCGAAAAAAGAGCCCGCGAAAGGCGGGCTCGAATTTCGTCGGACAAAGCGATCCACCGGGGGGAGCTGAATCGCAGGCTGCTGGAGTTGTGAGGGGGGGGACGTAGCAGCCTACCGACGAGGACTCAATCCGACAGGTTCACCTTGGTTCCGGCCTTGGAGGAAAAAAGCCCGGCGCTCTGGCCGGGCTCTCACACACCTTGCCGGCGTCGGCAAGTTTCAGGCCTTTGGGTGCTTTGACGCCGCAATCGTCGCGTCGATCAGGATCTCGCGAGCCTTAACCTTGCTCCTCCGATACTGTTCGATGTCTTTGGACGCGTCCCTGATTAGATCGTCGTTGGCCAGGATTTCTAAAAGCTGCGGGCGCAGCGCTTTGAGCTTTTGACGGTCGATGTTGTCACGCAGTAGGTGGACAAAATACGTCAGGTCGTCACTGGCGAATTCCGCCACCACCTCATACAAGCGGTCGGTCAGCTCATTGACCAACGCGCTCGCCCGCTTACCCTTGTACTGGCCTACATATTCATCGAACGTGTTGGGTCTCTTCTTCACTGCTTTCCCCCTTCAGGCGGCGGGCGGTCCCGCAACGATGTCCTTCTCGCGCAGCAGCCGTTCAGCTTCGACGTGGCCTTCGCCCGTGAAGTAAAGACCACCATTGGTGTCGCTCGGGTCCGGCGTGACCCAACCTTCCAGCCCGACGCCGCTCTGACCAAGGCTGTTGCCCCAGCCTAGTTCGGGCTCGTCGTCGCCGCCGAGTTCTAGGTTCTCGTCAGTGCCTTTGTCGAACACACGCGAGATTTCGGCCTGTGGCCACGTCCCCGGCTCGTCGTCGTTGTCCGGTTCCAAATCGGGGTCCGGGTCCATGCGGTCGAGCGCATCAATCAGGCGGTCGGCTGCGTCTAGCAGGCCCTGAATGCGGGCCTCGACCGATTGACGCCAGATGTGCGGTTTGACGCCGGCCGGCATCCCATAGGGCGTGAGCATCGGCGTCATGAAAGATGCTCCTTCCTCGTAACCAGAGCGGGCATCTTGCCGAGCAGCAATGCGTCGAGCAGCTCGTCGGGATGAGGCCCGCCATCGTGCAGGTTCTCGTAGATGACCCGGCCCACCTTATCGTCTGTCAGATACCGCAGCCGCTTGTCATGCTCGGCCGGCGTCGAGCACCTGTGAGCCAGGATAGCGCAGGCGGCGACATGCTCCGCGTGGCTGGCGGCTCTCTGGTCTCGGGCAGCCTTTGCATAACCGTGCTGCTCGCGGCGCTGAAACTCGACCTTGACCGCCTTAGTCACGGCTCTCATGTCGGCAGCCCTCGCTTTCCGGATCTCAGCCAGCGCCTCGGGGTGCAGGCGCTTTAGCTGGCGGAAAGTGTGCTCGTACCGCTGCCTCACTCGCTCCCGACAGTCAGCCGTAGCCTTATCATCCGGGCTGGAGCCGCTGCCGAAATACAGTGTCACGCTTTCGCCGTTCGACAGCGGCATTAGCTTCTCAGAGGCTCCAAACCCATACTTCTGCTTGTAGTCGTGTTCAGCCTCGTTCTCCCGGTCGATGGCGGCATGGAAGCCAGCCAGTGCAGCCCGGTGGTGCTCGATGAGGGCGTCGAGGTTGGCAGTGGACAAATTGTCCGGTGCCTCTGCCTCAGCCGGAACGGCCATTGCGGCCGCAGCGGCGGCCACAGGCGCGGTTTTCAGGAAGGTGCGGCGAGTTGTGGCGTTCATGACCGGCGCTCCACTCTATCGAGGCAGCGTTCGCCGATGTCAGCGAGGCGGGTGGCAGCGCGCAGTATCAGCAGCGCTAGGCGTATGCGTACCAATCGCATGTGACTTCTCCATTGACGTTGAGAAGCCGCGCGGGCGGGCATGGCGAAAGCCGCAATTGTGCTAAGGATTGAGTCGGCATTCGAGGCTCTCCGAGGGGCTTCGGGTGCAAGTGCCGGCCGGGAGTTGCAACCTCCTGGCCGGTGCGCTGAACATGCGCTCACCCGTGAATCGCGTCAATACGGTCCTTGACAATAGGGTAGCCCCGGAGCCACCTTCCACGCCGTCCTCCGTATCGACCCGATCCCAGACACGGAGACCAGCGTCGGTGCCTCTAACGACGCTGTGGCGCGGCAAGGCATGGCAGTACGGACAGCGCGAGCGTGATCGGGGCGACTGTCCGGTTCCCTCTTTTCGGAGAACCGCCATGCCGAAAACTATCCCTGACAACGATAACAGTCCGCCTGCTCAGAAAATCCGGGTGACCGAGCATATTTGCGAGCAGGAGATGAAGACGGTCCATCTGCCGGATGGACAGACGATGCGGCTGCCGACAGGCAAGTGGATACCGTCGCCGTCTTAGAGCGGCTCCAAAAAACAAGAAAGCCCCACCGGGCTTGGTATCGCCTTGGTGGGGCCTGCCTCTTGCGAGGTCTTGAGGCTCAACGGTTTCCCGCGAGCGATCACCCTCAATATGGTGCTTTGGGGGTTAAAGTCAATTTAACCCCACCCTAGAGCGCACATAATGCCTTGTCGCACACGCTCGAAATCGGTGTCAGAGAGTTTCAACTGAAGGTACTTCCGTTTGCCCTGCGCATCACGCCCAGTTCTGAAGAGATCGAGCCGATCATAGCAGACGGTCGCCAACATATCACATTTCACCCAAGCGACCGGAGCATCAAAGGGCGAAGGGAGGGGTTGCCGCTCAAAATCGAGTCGCACGACGTAGGCGACTTCACGAATAGGAGGGGTGTACGAGATAGGCACCACCGTACAGAGCCCGTCCCTGTGAGGCAGACGCGGCGAAATGATGATGGCCGGGCGTCTTTTGATCATCTCCGGTGCGCGGAAACCACCCAAAGAGAAATCGCATAAGACCAAGGTCTTTGGCGTCGGTGCAAATTGAATAGGCATAGGCCGAAAGCAGAAGCGTCAAAACTGAACCCCGTCAATGATTCGATTCGCAAGCCTGATCCATCATTGATTGCGGCCCCCTGATCATCTCAGCCTGCTGCTAGAATGTCTCTCGTCCCAACTGCGCCTGCACCGCTCGAACATCGCGCGCACCGCGTCGGCCGCCTCCTGCTTGCTGTCCGCAACGTGGGAATTAGGCCCGCTCGGCCACACGATATCAGGCCCGTGCGCCTGGAAGGCCCAGAACCATCGCTCGGAATGATGCCGGTACACCCGGCCGATGGTGCGCCCGTTCTCGTCGACGGCGGTATAATCCTCCGCCTGCGCCTTGCCGGCGATGACCGTCCGCGTCCAGGTGATCTGCATTTCACTCGGCGGGTAGCTGCGCCAGCTTCGATCCAATCCGTCTCTGGCCGCGCTCAGCGCGCTCCTTCGCGGCCTTCAGAACGTCTCGGATGCTCTCATGGTCCGCCGCCAGGGTCGCCTTGATTGTGACCGGCGCGCCAGCAACCTCGATGGTGATCGTGCCGTCATCCCAGACGGCTGCAACATGGTGCTCGATGAGCACTCGGTCGCCCGGTGCGATCCGGGTCATGTCCTTCTTCGCCAACTCTCGTCACTCCACAGCTACGCGGTACCGTCTCGCATATAAGTACGAATGCGGAGAATGCACGCCGGCGAAGTAAGGGAGTTTCAATTGTTAAATGATAGAGGTGGTCGCGCTGGCTTCTCTGGGCTGGGGTGGAAGACAGACGAACCAGCGCGACCGTGCTCGACCACTTGGGCGGTAGTTGAGCGTCCAAAAATTGGACGAAACTGATTTAGCGACCGTTAATCTTGAGGGGCCAGCCCGTCCACAGGGGTTACTGACGACGGGCTGGAGAAGTGCCGTCTACAGAGGGCGAGACGGAGCTTCCGCTTGAAAGCTATCCCGAGCCGATCGTGAGCCGCATTCTCAAATGAGGTGCCCGAGGGTCTTCCCCGGGGCTATGTCCCCACGTCGTCTGAGCCGTCCGCGCGGTCGCCTATCCACGGCAGCTCTTCCAGCGGTGGCTCATGCCCGGCCGCATCGTATTCCTCTTCCGTGAGCGGACGACAGAAGGGGCCGAACTGCACCTGCACTAGGCTTGGGTCGCCAGGAATTCGGAAAAGGCCGCGCGTCGACAACCGATCTGACATCTCGCCATATTGACCTGCCTGCGATGGGGAACATTGATCCTGGTCAACAGGAGATGAGCGCTGCTCTAGTTCGACCTCCGCACACTCATTCCAGCCGCGCAGCCAGTCCTCATGCTCTTCTGTTTTGACAGGGTAAGGGCAGGCATCGCGGGAGATGCCCGCGCAGTAGGCGTCTACGCCTTCCTCAACTGCCTTGCCGTCTCGCCCCATGCCAAAGCTCGCAGGAGCGCGCCGGCCGTTTTATCTCTTGGGGGAGTAAAGCCGGCCGGCACTTGCCGAGCGACGCAGTGTCGGCTCCTTCGCTCAGCCGGCTATTAAAATAGCACGCGGTCCTATCCGGGAAAGAGGGCCGGCCGGTAAAGCGTCCTCAGCGGTCAGAGGACGCCGAACGCCACTGCGGCCAAGAACGCCACGGCGGCTATGAAGACGAGCAGTGGGGTCATGAGCGCGGGAAAGCCGCTGTGGGCGGAGTGAAGCCGCTGTCGGACGCGTAGCGTGCCACGCCTTTGGTGATGCGGGCCTCGTCGATCCAGCCATTCAGACTGCGGGCGGCTCCTGAGCTTTCGCTGCCGATCGCCATCACGCCCGAGGCGTCGACGAAGTTGTCGGTGACGCCGGTAGCGCTGCCACGCATCACCCCGTCCACGTAGATGCGCACCTTGTTGCTCGCGTCCCGGTCGCACGCCACATGATACCAAGTGCCCGTCGTTATCCCGGCCCCGCTGGTGGTCACGGTCGTTGAGATGGTGGAGCCATCGGTCGAACAGATGAAGTTCAATTCGGACGCCGAGGCATCCGGCCGGCCGAAGGCCCAACTCAGCTGCGGGGTGACGGCCCACTGAGCTAGGAACTTATCACCCTGGCTCAGGCCGGTTGGGAGGGCGTTGAACCTAACCCAGCACTCCAACGTGAACTGGCCGGTGCCGAAATACCAATCGGCGCTGTCTGCCGCTGTTACCGCATCCCCGCTGCCGTCGAGCAGGAGAGAAGCGCCGCCGAATTTGGATTGGGCCGTGTCGATCTGCGCGTTGCCGACGAAGGTCAGCGTCCGGTGCGCCGAGCTGTCGTCTGTCGCCGATGTCGCGCCATCCGCGCCGTTGAAGCCGACGAGCAGGACGACACTTGAGAAGTAGGGATCGGTGGTGATGGCGCTATTGCGCCACATGGCTCCGGTTGACAACAGCATGTGCGCTCCTGGTCCAAATCTAAGCATTGGTGGATGTGTCCTCGGCTAGCCGCTCCTCCAGAGCTTGAAGCCGATCTTCTGCCCAGACCAGACGAACTTTCATCGGCACAATGAGCCGGATCAGCGCCTCAGTATCTGTGCAGTCGTTCGGGTGCTCGGCGCGAACATTGGCAACCATGTCGTCAATGATCCTGGCGACGAAAGCTTCGAACTCGGCCTCTCGATCGCCTTTGCTGAGATCCACGGGGTAAGGGGGTATCGCTGACATCTGTCCTCCAGAGGCGTTCATGCTGCTACCAGCTCCTCCAGGTCGCGCAATGTTCCCGAGCCGATGTTGTCGAACAGCCGGCGAACAGGCAGGCCGGTCAGGAAGCCGCCGTTGTCCGTGGTGATCACCACGTCTCTGGTTGCGTCATAAACGTGCCGCCAGGCCGACACCTCGATCCCGTGGGTGATGGTGCGGGTGCTGCCGTCTACGAGGCTGGTGAACCAGTAAGAGGTGGTTCCCTGGATGTAGAACTCGTCCAACAGCCTGTTCATGTCCGGTGGCGTCAGGGAGCGCGTGAGGGCTCCGGGGACCACATACGGAGTCGTTGTCGTCCAAACGGTTGCCCCGGTCGAGCCGTCGATCTTTGTGAGATTTGCAGCGTCGTCCCATACAACGACGTTGCCTTCGTAATACACGGCGTACCGTAGGTCGTTCGCGAAGGTGGCAAGGGCTGTGATGCCGGTCAGCGCGCCGAAGGAACTGATCGCTGCTTTGTAGAGCGTTGTTCCGGCGCAGACGTACAGGTCGGCATCGCTGCTGCGCTGCTCGCCAAGCGTCAAGCACTGGACTTCGCCACGGCCGTCCCAATCGCTCCCTGTGATGGAGACCTGGTTGAGGCTAGTCGCGGTGTATCGATAGATGGCGAGCGCGCTGCTGCTATGAATGGCGATGATGTTGAGGCCGGCAGAGCCCCAGGTGATGGCTATATCCGTCAAGCAGGATGCTCCTGCGCTTCCCGCTTTCACATCGCCTTCGGCGACAATCACTCCGGTCGTAGGATTGATGAGGAGAGGCCAAGTGCCCCCTCCAAAGCCAGGTACGAAGCCGCTGGTTAGGATGAGGTCCAACGTCTCGATGTAGCGAATTTCCTCGCCGTAAACGAAGTAGCTCCGCGATGCCCCGGTGATTGGCACCGAATAGAGCTCGTGCAAGGCATCCGTGTTGAAAAGGCGGAGCGTACTATCGGAAATCCCGTACCAGCGGTTCGTATCGCCGACGAGCGCGGGCATGCTGTCTACTGGGTCCGAGGTGAAGCCTTCAAAGCTATCAACCTCGACGCTGCTTGCCGCGTCCTGCACCCACTCGGCATCGAAGGAAGGCGGCTGCCGGTCCTCCCCGGTGAGTTCCAGGGTGATGACCATATCGAGATAGCCGCGATGGGCAGAGACGTTATCCTCGCCCTCGACTGAGACTTGCAGGTCGTCCCTGCCTTGCGTGCTTTGCCCGTCATAGGCCCGTAGGCGCGTGAGGCCGCGTGACCGGTACTTGGGAGCCGAGCCGCGATAGATGAGCTTCCCGTTGCTCCACAGGCGGCGCAGAGCCCAATTCGAATTGGCTACCAGAGGACGAGCGAACCGGACGCGAGCGCGAAGCGTGGTGATCACCTCGTCGCTGGTGCTCTCGTTCACGAAATCCGGTGCCCAGATATAGGCACCCGGCACACGGCAGATACCCCATACATTCGGTATCGTGTCCCCGTATTTCGATGTCGGGAGCGTCTGTTGGGTGGGCGTCGGAGACGGTGCGCTCGGGCTGGTGTAGTCAGCCTGCCCGGAGCGCTGGTTCGGCCCGAAATTCAGTCGGACACCCCAAAAGGAGGAGGTGTACGTCTTGCCGCCGAAGTTCGAGCCGAGCATGCCGCCGAGCGTCTGAAATGCCATCAGGCGGTCCCCTCGACCATCTGGAACGTCGCCCTGGCGATCGGATTGCAAGGGCTTTCCGTGATTGAAATCTCGATGAGCGGCACGTCGGCGAGCACCTGTGCAAAATTGCCGTGTAGGAGCCGGAAGGCGGGCGCGGTGAGTTCGAAGCCGTTGATGCACAGGCCGTTCGGCATCTTGCCGCGCTCGACCAGGAATTTCGCGGCCGGCGTCTCGTCGAGGACGCCCTCGACGCGGAGACCCTTCTTGTCCTCCTCAATGTGCGTCCACCTGCCGATGATGCGGTCCTCGAAGTGGTTGAGCCGCATTTCAGGCATCGTGCCGGCCGCGCGATGGTCGGCGATGGTCTTGGCGAATGCGCCCCTTACGAACGTGAACGGGGTCGGCGGCTCGCGGTCGTGGTGAACGACACAGCCCCAGACGACGCAATAGCCGGCGACAGCGATTTTCATCCGATCACCAGCATCTGATACTGGGGCTCCCGCTTCGGCTGAGGGTTCAGCGACATCAGCTTCGCCGCGTTCAGCGCAGCCACGAGCGGATCGATCTTGGCGCGGCCGGCGACCTGCTTGGTGATCGACGTGGCATTGCCCTTCATCTCGACCTTGGCGTTCTCTACGGCGAACCTCATGACGCCTTGGCCGGCATGTTTCAGTGTGCCGTCCGACAGCTTGCGCTCGACGCCCACGATCGCGTCGTTGAGATAGCCGCCCTGCGGGATGCCAGTGATCTGTCCGTCCGCTGCAGCGACCTTGAAGCCGCGCGAGATCAGCTCGTCCACCATGGCCGGAAGGCCCAGCTTGTCCACGCCGATGGCGTCGCGTTCAGGAAGCAGGCCCGAGGCTTTGATCTTCACGCAGAGGTCAGCGACTTCGCGCACGTCCTGCGTTGGCTCCTGGCACAAGATCAGCTCGCCGGCTCGCGAGAAATCCTTGAGCGTGGAGGCAATGTCCTTGCGCCGCTGCAGCACGATCGGGTGAGCCCAGGCGCGGCCCCATAGCAGCCAGGTTCGGGTCTTCTTCTCGCGACCGATGACCGCGAAGCCGAGAAGATCGTCAAGCCCGCCGCCGTCGATGCCGACCGTCACCACCTCGCTCCGCTGCAACAGGCTGTCGAGCGTCAGGCCTTTTTCGGTTGCCGTCTCCCAATATTCCGCGCCGGCCCAGCGATCGCGCCGAAGCTTCATGCCGATCTCGACGTTGAGGTGCTTCGCAAGGAAGGTCTGCACGTCCTCGCCGGTGCCGATAAGCTCCTTCTGCAGCTCATCCTCCAGCCACTCGGCAGAGACCGAGCGGCCGAGGTTGGGATTGGTGACGTAGAAGTTGGCGGGGTCGAGATAGGCTTCCGCCTCAACCATCTCGGCTGGGAACTCGTAGAGCACGCCGAGGCTCTTCGGGTCCTCGATCTTGCCGTCCCGCACGTCCCGGAAATAATCCAGCTTCGACTTGAAGACGCCAACGGGCGGCTCGTCGGACTGGGTCGAGAGATAGATCGTGAAGCCCTCGGGACGCGCCACAAGGCCGCCTGTGGCCTCCCTGAGCATGGCGTGAGCATTGGGCTTCTTGCCGAACAGCCACAGCTCTTCGATCAGGACACCAGTCGCCTTCTTGCCCGACACCGTGTCGCTGTCGGCCGCCACCACTTTCAGCAATGCGCCGGTCGTCCGGTGGGTGATCTGTCGCAGGTTGGTTTGAGTGTGCAGAAGATCGGTCAGCTCGGGGTCGGCCGCGACCATATCGGAGGCCGGCTTGAACGAGTTCTGCGCGACCTCCAGCGTTGGAGCGAGGATCAGGAACTCGGCCGAGTGACGCCAGTTGCGGATCAGTGCCGTGAGCATGATGCCCGCTGCAATCGTCGACTTCGTGTTCTTCTTCGAGATAAGCAGGAAGAATTCCCGGATCAGCCTGTGTGCCGTGGTGGCGTCGTAGGCGCCAAAGATCGCGGCGACGAAATCAAACACCCACCCGTCGCAGGCCTCGCCGAACGTCGGCTGTCCCGGCACGTCCACGATGCGCAGCGACTTGAATACGGCGAGCGCTGCCTCGGCCTCGTCGGGAAAGAGCGGATCGAACGGGATCAGCGAGCGCCTTGCGAGAATGCGCTCTTCCCAGTCAGGACATGCCGTCGACCACCTCATTTGTTGTTCACCACCAGCTTCGGCGGCGACGGCGGTGCGAACTTGCCGGTCACCCGACGAGCCGCAATCTTCGCGGTCTCCTTCTTGCCGATCTTCTCGGCCTTCGGCTTCACGGTCGGCTCGGCTGCGCGGCCCAACTCCTCCAGCCTCTTGATCGCCGCGACATTGCCGCCCCTGGCCGTGTCGAACAGCATGCCGATCACTTCCTTGCGGCGGTGAGCATGGCCATTCGCCAACTCCTCGCTGAAGTGCTTCCGAAGAGTGCCCACATCGATGCCGATCGCGCGGGCGATAACCGCCTCGGCCTCACCGACCATGCGCATTTGCTCGACCGTGAGCCGCTGGTCGTCGCTGGGTTGAAAAGGCGGTCTGCCCCTCATGAGCACCCCCGTAATTCGGGGAGCGCAGAAAAATTGCCTCGCTGAGAGGGGACGCGCTCTAGGCCAATGGCCTCGGATTTATGACGGACATGCCCCCCCATGTTCACCACCAGACGCCAGCGGGCATTGCTGCCTCTATGTGCTTCTTGTGCTGCTCGTGGCAGGGCGACTTGCAGAGCACCTGAAGGTTGGTCTCGTCCCAGAACAGCGCGAGGTCGCCACGGTGGGGCTTGATGTGGTCGATGATGGTCTCGCCCTTGCCGATCTGGATGCGGCCGCACATCCGGCACTGGTACATGTCGCGGAGCAGGACACGCTCGCGCAGCTTCTGCCAGCGATAGGTGCGATAGGGCATGGTCTCGCGCGGCGTCGGGATGTCGGTTGCCGTGCGCATGCGAGCAGGCAGCGTGCCGAGACGAGGCTTGAGGTTGCTAAGCTTCATTGCACGCGGTCGCGTCGTTGGCTGGGCGGCTCGATGTAGCGCTCGTCGATGCCGTAGTAGCGCTGGACAGCAGCCCAGATCATGTCGGCCTCTTCGTCGGTCGGGAGACGGTTTAGCTTCTGGCCGAAGAGGGCCAGGCAGTCACCCAGCGCTGCCTGCAGAGCTTTGTGCGTCGGCGGTTCGGATGCGCGGCCGGTAATGTGGATGTCAACGATCGTGTCGTCGGTCATGGCTTTTGCCTCTAGCTCTTTGGTGCGCGCCCGTAGCGGCGCTCGAACGATCTGATCGCGAAGGCCATGCGGTCCACGTCCCGCCGCACCTGCTCGGTCGTGCGCATACCTGCCTTCACCAGTTCCAAGCGTTGAGCGGCGATGCGGGTGAGTTCTCTGATCTGAGCCTCGTCGGCGATCTCGCGCAGGCGTTTTGCCTCGGCCTTTCCGGCAGCGATGAACTCCGGCTCCAACTTGATGATGCGCGTCGGTTTGGTGCGCACCCAGCCGTCGCCGTGCAATGAGAGTGCTGCGTTGGCAGGTTTCCTGTTCATCGAACTTGTCCTGATTTCACAACCAGCTTCCATGCGTCGGACGTGCCGGGTCGATCTGTCGTCGCGCGCTGTGCCAGCCACATTGAGCCTTTGTCGGTGATGGCCGTGCCGCGACCGTAGGCGACGCCTTGCTTCCAAGTGCCGCCATGTCGCATGGCCTCGGCCTCGAGATCGGCGAGGCGCTTCTGCAGCTGCTCCACCTGCTCCAGAAGGTCGAGTTCCTGCTCGTCACCTTCGATCTTCTCGAACGTGGCGATCCGGCCGGCGCTATCGTGACTGGTGACCTTCGTCAGCGATCTGGTGATCGGCGTCTTGGTGGGCCGCGCCTCGATCTCTTTCAGCCTCGCATCCAGCTGCTCAAGTTCGGCGACGCGCTCTTCCAGTTCTTTGATGCGTCCGCGCACCCAGTAATGAACGCCGGTGCTCTCGCCAGACACTTGGGCGAGTAGATTGATGGACGCATTGGCTGAGGGGTCCACGTCGTGCTCGGACAGGGCGATGCGCGTGCGGTCGATGTAGTACTCGATAAAGTCGTCGAACGCGGCGTTGAGGGCGGCTTTGTCACCCCGTTTGCGCGCGCCGGCCGGATAAGTTGGCCGGGGAAGGTTCTTGATCTCCCACTGACCTTTAACGCGCGGGGCCTGCTCGACCGCACGCGCTACGGGCACGCCGTTGATCTCGATTTCGGATCGCCGCTCCATCAGGTTTCCGACTGCTTTCCTGATGTTGCCGATTTCCACCCGCAGCCGCTGCGTCTCCTGCTCGGCCTGGTCCAGCGGATGCTTGAGTTCGTCTTCGTCAATGAAGCGCTGCTTGTCGGCCGCGATGCCGCGCAGCCGCGCGACCTCGTCGTCGATCTCGGCCAGCGCTGCCTTGCGCTTGCTTTCGGCGTCCGCCTTGCTCACGGCTGGGTGCATGCCTTTGACGCCGCCGTCATCCTCGACAGCGAGCCGCGCACCTGGTCGATAATCCGGCACAGCTGCTTGCTGCCGCCGACCAGCAGAGCACTGTCGATTTCCACGCCGGCAGCGCGGGCCTGGTCCCGAACCTCGTCGGCGAGCTTGATCAGTTCCTGCGCGTGCGCAAGTTGAGCGTCGATCGCGGTCGACAAGCTGCGAGCTGCCGGCGCGAGAAGTCGGTGAAGGTCGCGCTCGTACTCGACGCGCAGCCGCTCGACCTCAGACATTGCCGAGCGTTCCCGGGTGGCGATTTCCCCTCTCGTGGCCGAGATCGTTGCGACCTCGGCCTTCAGCGCCATCTCCTCATCGAGCAAGAGGCGCTTAGATTCAAAGCCGCCTTCGTAAAGGCGGGTGCTGGCCCGAGTGAGCTCCGCGCCGACCGCATCGAGTTCGCTCCTGACTGTTTGGTGCGTCAACTCGGCTTCGAGCAGAGCTGCGCCCTTTTTGGGCAAGGCCAACGCCTGCCGAAAGCCGGCGATTTGCCTGTCGTTTTCGGGGAGCCTTGCAAGCATAGTGGTCGCACCGATCCTCATCATCATTGCGCTTCATCGCATGCTCGGGATCGCGCATGTCACAGATCGTCACGGCATCTGATTTTTTTTCGCAGGTATGCTAGCGCCGCCATCGCGTTGGCCGCCGTGTCCTCAGCTTCGGTGTGGTTGAGGAAGCCGGTTTCGATCAGCGTCTCGCTGACCTCGACGGCCAGTCGGCGGCTCCGGCGTCGGCGGCATGTGTCCGAACAGGTACGAGCGTCGAAGCGAGTGGCGGTGAACTCACCGTCGCATTCGCTGCACTTCATGATGAGCAGTTTAGGCGCGGCGCTCAACTGAACTCCCGCCTTTAACTATGATCGTCGTTGGCCTTTGACACTCTCTGCCCGACACCCGCAAAGGAATGGCGGGAGTTGGGGCATGACTGATCACTCGTGGCGATGGGCGGTCGAAATCGAGACGATCGGCCGGGCCATCTTTGTCCGCACAATTGAAAACGGGAACGTTCGCATTCGGGAGTTCAAGCGAATGCGGGACGCCGAGGAGTTCGCCCAGGGCGAGCAAGTGCGGCTGAACCTGCGAAGCTTCAGGCGAATTCAGCGATGACGCGCCCCGGCCGTTGCCGGATGCGCGCGTCTTCAGATTTAGCCGGCCAATCCTGGAACCATGCAGGCAGCCCTTCATTAGCCCCACATGATGAGATCCAGAGAACATCCCCTCGCTGTGCCGGTGCTGCTGAGCGCCGAGCTGATCCGGACCCAGCACGAACTGATGGGATCGACGTGCTCCCTCGATGAGGCTGAACTCGTCTGCCTGACCGGCAAAGGCTGCCACGGTGTGCGGATCGCGGCTCAGGACCGCGTGGCCTTGGCCAGGCGCCGGGTCGAAGCCGCACGTCAGGCCGTTCGTAGACTGAGCGCAACTGTTCACTAGTGCCCGCCGCGTTGACGGGAACGAGCGGGGCCCTACACTCCTTCTATGGCAAGCCCTACCGAGTTGACGGAAGCGAGTAATGCGATGCGTGCCGCAAAGCGTGTCCTGTTGGCGGCTGAACGACGCTTCGATTTGGAATGCGGCCCTGAAAACACCTTCGCGCTGATCGCCGAGATACAAGCTGCCGAGCGCCGGCTTGCAAATGCGACCGCCCATCTGAGAGCCGTTGCTCGCTCCTGAAATTGGATTGCCCCGGCCGCTCATGCTGCATTCCCCGAACCGCCAGGCGGCAGCGGCTCCACCTCGGTGCAATTGCAGAGCAGGTCGGAGTTGCGAAGCCAGTCCTGAAGGGTTTCATCACGCCAGCTCGAAAAAAGGTTCTCGCCGATGAACCACTTCAGCCGGTGCGCAGAGCAGTAACCCCAATGACTGCGGTCAACGTTCAGAATGGCGGTTGTCGTGCCACACTTCGGGCAGTTCTCGTAGGCGTAGGGCTTCGGGCGCTGCCTGATCGGAAACGGGATGACGTTGGTCATTGCCGCACCTTGAGGAAGTCGTCGATCTCGTCGTCGGTGAGTTCAGCTCTCGGCGTCCGCAAAACACAGTCCGACGCATCGCAGCCGGCGATCCGGTCAACGTCCTTCCGGTCGCACCACGAACAGTTGACGGTGCGCTTAAGGTGCTCACTTCCGTTTAAGGTGCTCACCCTTTTTATGTGAGCATCTTGAGACTCGTTGAGCACCTTAAGGGTCCAGAGCCACTGTCCCTTGCCCGTCCCGAACTCGCCGGACACGGTGTCGCGAACCGCCTTCACGCCGAGCCGGTCCTTCGCTCGACGGACGGTTGCCCATGACAGGCCAGCACCCTCGGCGTCTTCCTTCACTCGCTTCTGCGGCACAGGGCCAGCGGCCAGCAGCTCGGCGAGGAACTCCTCGGCCTCCTCCCTCGTGGACTTGTTGCCGGTGTCGGCCGCCATGGCGTCGTCGGCGGTCATGGCCACGGGGCTACTGTCCCAGGCCACGTACGGATGAACGGCGGAGCCACCGGCCACGTCGACAAGCCTTTGCACTACAGTGAATGCCAGCCCTTGCGGCGGAGCAGCGAGGTTGTTCTTCACGTGGAGGAGAAGTCGGCGGTTGGTGTCGTCGCCGTCCTCGACAACTGCAAACGCCATTCTGGCCGCAGCCGTGAACGCTATGGAGCCCATGAACTTATGGAGCGCCTTGGTTGAACTGTTGCCGCCGCCCTGCTTGCTGAAATGGGTGACCGACGCAACCGCGACGCCAGTCCGCTCGGCCATCTTCTGGAGCGGCTCCAGAACTCCGCGAACCTCGCTGTTTTTGTGGCTGTCGGTCTTGCCGAGATAGGCGCTGATGGGATCGACCGTGACGAGATCGACATCGCCGAACTTGGCGATCATCTGCTCTAGCCGCTCGATGTCGACGGCGAGATTGAAAGATCGGGTGCCTTTGTCATCCCGGACGGCGTCGATGATCTCGACGAGGTCGAGGTCGGCACCGGCAGCGATCAATCTGGGAACGATGGTGTCCGCTGCGTCGTCCTCGGCCGAGAGGATGAGCACGCGTCCTTTTCTTGGCGGTCGGCCTTCACCGCAAGGCCATTCCCGTTGCGTAGTGATGCTGGCCGCGATCTCGCCGTTCACGAGCGTCGTCTTGTTCGTGGCCGGCTCGCCCGCGAACGCGGTGTGCTTGCCCCTAGCCAGTCGTCCCTGCCAAAGGTACTCCACCGCCTTGGTCTCGATGGTGGAAGCGCGGCGGCTGATGAGATGACCGGCAGCCTTAGCCTTGGGCTCTACCCATACAAGATTGTGGTCCGCATCGAATGCAGCCCTGCCGGCTGCGAGATCGTCTTCGGTAGGGCGCATCAGTACGTCCTCCCGTTCTGGCGTCGCCATTCTCTCGCGGCATCCGCAAACCATTGCTGCTCGACGATGTTGGGCTGGGTTCGTCCGCTCCATCTGCTGACCAACATTGAGAGGTTCTCGCCGGCCTCGGTGAGCATGGGGCATTCGAAACAACCCATGTCGTCCAGGACGAACACGCTATCGAGGACGAGAGTTTTCGCCGCCTTTACGTTCCCCAGGACGCGCTGCCATTGCGCCCGACGCAGCATCGGATTAGATTGATGCCCTCTGGAGTTCTCTTGCGGGTCCGAGGTGTAGCCACCACCTCGGCCCGTTTCGTTTTCGAGCATCTCTATGCCGCCTCCCTGTTCGAGGTAGCGGCGCGCTCGCGCTCCAATCTTTCCGCGATGTCCGACCACCACCACCAAGCGGGCGCTTGCATGCTCCCACCGTCCTTGTTCGGCGGTGGCAACTTGCCGGCTTTGATTTTCTGGTGCTGGTCGTAACGGCTGCGGACGATGCCCAACCGTTTTAGGTCTTCGTGGTAGACCTTGATCTTTTGCTGATCCATTCGCCGCGCCCCTCCTTGAGAGCGCGACGAACATATGTGACTACATTTTCGGCCAATGCACCAAGTTCAGTTGGAAAGAAGTCCGACTTATTTCGGCGTCTTTTGCTGACGCTGCCATGATGGGTGCATTGTATCCCGGTGCTCGGTGATGGCCTTTTCGATTGTAGCCCTGCCGGCCTTCAGATCACGCCGCTTCAATAGTTCAGCAACAGCACGCTTTCGGTTGAGCCCCTTATCGGCGAGCACACGCGCAAACAATGCGATCATGTGACCGGTGATCTCTGTCTCGCCTCTGTCCACGCGATGTGCGGGACGCTTGAATATGCCGTCAATTATATCGGCTGCCAATTGCCGTTCAGCAGTGGTGATGTATGGCGCGCTCCGCAAGCGGTCGATCAGTGGGCCATAGTTGAACTTCTCCTTAGCGTCCAGGACAGCGAAGTAGCCGTCGATCTTCTGCTGTTCCCACTCTTCAGCTGTTGGATGGTAGGGGATGACGCGCTCAATCATGACACGGCCCGCCGCTCGCCAACGATGCGCGCCAGTTCATCAGCCCAGACGGCCAATGCCTCGGCCTTTTGTCGGTCGAGTTCGCCGCGCAGGTAGACTTGCCCTACGCCGGGAATGGCATGATTGAGCACGGCGCGAATTGCAGTGTCGGAGACGCCGATCTCCTGCATAAGAGACGCAGCGGTGCGCCGCAGATCGTGAAGCCGCCAGTTGCTCACGCCGCTGGCCTCATCGAGCGCCGTCTTCAGCTTCGATACTGCGCCGACCTTGGTCGCCTTCTCGCCGGGGAATACGAGGTCCTTCGCTTCACCTGTGCCAATTTGGTCGAGCGCGAGCAGCGGCAGCTTCAGACGATGCGGCCGGCCGGCCTTGTTGTCCTCCTGTTTCCAGATGCCGCCGAGCAAATCACCGTGGCGCATGACGGCAGCCTCGCCCACGCGCTGTGCGGTGATGGCAAGGAAACGGACCATCCGACCGAAGTTTTGCGCTGGGAGCCCCTCCCCGAGTTCGCGGCTGGCATGCCAGATTGAACGCAGTTCAGCGCGAGTAAGAACACGGTCCCGCTTCTTCTCGGCAGCGCGCCGGATGGCCCCCGCAAAATTCACCTCGATTAGGTCTTCGGAAGCTGCCCACTTCAGGATCGGGCTGGTGTAGCCGAGCAGCCGGTTGCCCATGTGGGTGTTGCCCTCGTTGATCTTATCTCGGGCTGCGCGTAGGTCGGCCTTGGAGAAGTCGCGGGCAGGAAGCTTGAGATAGTCGTGCAGGCCCCGTCTTACGGTGCGCAGCGCTTCGTCCAGCCGCTTGATGCGGTGCCCCTCCTTCCGCCTCATCGCTTCGTATTGGTCAATCAGCTTGCCGAGCGTCAGGCGCTCGGGCGAGCGCGGATGCGACACAGGCTCGACGGCGATAGGAACGCCGGCTTCAATGCGCTTGTCGATTGAGGCTGCGGCCTCCCGCGCCTCGGCGAGGCCCATGCCCGCATTGCCGCCTAGGTAGTAGCCGAGACGCTCGCGCTTCTGCTTGCCGCCGATGCGGTAGCGATAGAGCCATGTGCGGCGGTTGGTGCCCACCCTGAGATGAAGGCCGGGATGAGCCAGATCCCAATATTCCCCTTCGGCGAGATTGGTGGCGAGAGCGGCTGCCGTGAGTTTCTTTTTCATCAGTAGGTCCCCGCGTTTTGGGCACAAATGGGCACAGGGGACGGCATAACATGCCCAACCATGAAAAACCATGACAAACAATAATCGCCAGCCTTTTCAACGGCTTGCGTTTGGTTAAGTCATTGAATGGAAAGAGTAAAAAGTTGACTTTTAATCAGTAGGTCCTGGGTTCGAGTCCCAGTGCGCTCACCAGAAAATCACTAAAAATCAATCTATTAAGCCGGCCCAGCTCACCGCCGCATTTGGCCATCCATCCTCATGCTAACAGCATGCTAACATTTTCGTGAGATGACGCAGGAACACGCCTCGACGACGCCCGTTCAATTCCGCCGCATGGAAGTTGGGTTGCTCTGATTCCGTGCGGCCGAGCCCGTCACCGTCACCTCTGCCGAGCGCCGGTGGCGGGCTCACCGCTCCCGATGGATGGCTTCTAGCAGCGCTGCCTTCAACGCTGAGACAGTCGCGTGGCCATGTGTATGGTGGAGAATGAGCAGGAGTTCCCGAGCGATCTCGTATTCCGCGCTGCCGACGGGGATCCGGTTTTCGGCGCAGTACTCCTCAAGAGCGACCGTTAAAACCCCGCGCTCCTCCGGGTCTTTGATAAGCCGGAAAGGCATCGCCATCACCCTGAGTGATTGCGAAAAAAGCACAATACTCACAGCTCAGTGAATCAATCAACGGGATATCAGGTTTCCGGCCCCACGCTGTCTGGTCGTGGAACATGCCGCAGCGGCAGCGGTTCGGGTAGGTCGCCACTGCCTGACGCGCTTTTGGCGACTGCGCCCGCCCCGTGCGTGGTTCCCTCGACGCATGTGGGCGGGCTCGAAAAAAAGCCCCGCCGGAGCGGGGCGTCAATGGGGGATAGTTCAGGAATGCGAGGCCGAGCTTTCAGAGAGGGAAACGCGCAGCCTCGCTGTGAGTGTAGCACCCGCTGCCGCTAGGGCAACCGGACTCTCAACCCGTACCGCAACAGCTCCTCGCGGGTCAGCATGACGACGTTAGAGTGGCTGCTGTCGAGCAGCTTCTGCCTCGGCCCTTTTTCCCGTAGCAGACGCTCGGCCTCGCGCTGACCCTCACCGCGAAAGACAAGGGCGTCGCTGCTGATGTCGTCAGGATCGGAGGGGCTCCAGTCTTTCGCCAGCCCGACGCCCGTCTGACCCTGGGAGTTGCCCCAGCCGAGGTTAGGCTCTTCGTCCGAGGGGTCGCCGTGCTCGTTCTCTAGCTCGGGCTCCTCGCCGGCATCCTCCTCGCGGTCGGAGCCTTTGCCCTGAGCCCAATAGGCTTGGCTGGTTGCCGGGTTGCTCGCGACGCTGCCGAGGCTGGGCTCGCGGGTGCCGTCGTCCTCGTCGGCTTCCCCGTGTTCCTTGTCCTGGTCTTCGTCGTCGTCGAACTCGGGCTCCAAGTCGGGGTCGACCTCCATCATGTCGAGCGCGGTGATAAGGTTCGTCGCCGCGTCGAGCAGCTCGTCGAGACGGGCCGCGGCGGCCCTGCGCCATTCCAGTGGATTGACGCCGGCAGGCATTCCGAAGGGTGCGAGGGAGGTCATTCCGACACCTCCTTCTCGGCCATCCTGTCCTCGATCGCGGTCAGGATACGGCGCAGGTCGCCGGCGCCGATGTTCACCAGGGCGTTCACCCTGTCGAGTTCCTCGCTCCGCTCCTCGCCCTTCCCGAAGTCGAGTTCGAGCAGGAGGTCGGCCACGACATCAAGCAGGTGGCAGACGTGGGAAATCCGCAGGTCGATATCGTTTAGGAAGGGGCTGCTTTTCATAGCCGCCCCTCCCGTTCGATAATGCGATTGGCAGCGGCGTGCAGCTTGTTGGCTGCGCGCAGCATCCATATCGCCAGTCTCAGTCGGAAAATTCGCACGGTCGCGGGAAATGCCCCTCGCCGCGTGCTACATGCACGGTCGGTCGTCATCGATGTTCACTCCATCGTTGGCTTCAAGTGCGGGTCGAGGGGTGCAACCCTCGGCCCGTGCGCCTAACATGCCTCCGATTGGGGATAATGGCAAACAATATCTTTGCCCTGTACGTTGTTTGCCGTTAACATCGAGGCATGGGCAAAGGGCTGTCGCAGCTCCAACGCGCGATCCTCGAAATACTCGATCGCTATCCATCGCTGGAAAGCAGCATGGATGGGGGGCGGGTTGATATGAAAGGCTGGTGCCGGCCTAGCGACCTGCTGGACGCTCTTGGCCGAACTCGCCGCAGTGGAGAGCGCGCCGCGATCTCAAAGGCGCTGTCGCGGCTCTGTGAGCGTGGGCTTGTCTATAAGGGCTTCGGCGAAGTCGCCTCGGTCGGAAAAGGCGGCCGATATGCGAGGATATTGAGTCCAGGTGCCGTCATCCGACAAGAGATGGAATGAAGAACAAAGAGCCTCTCCTCGTTCGTTTTCGTCGATGGTGGGACGGCGAGTATCGCGTCGACCGAACCAGCAGAATGCCTATTATTTATTTCGCCCGCTCTCCCTGGGCCCGTCGACTTGATGCGTGCGGAAAGTGGTGCGCTCGGAACGGCTGGAATCTCTCCTTCGCAGTTCTCGCCCTGCTCGGGGTATGGTTGGCCTATCGCGCACTACCATAGGCGTTTAGATCGGCGAGGCCCTTCGATGTTCGTCTACTTCGACAAGCAGATGCATGATCAAATGACGGAGCTCGGCCGCCATCACCCGTGGTCGGTAAGCGAATCAAATCCCGATTTTCGGTACTACGACTTGCGTGGCGCAACGGCTCAACAGATTGCGAACACCTTGGAGGATATTCGGGCCATGGCAGGTACGCCCGGGGCGATCGCCGGAGCCGACTTTCTGGAATGGGCGAATGCAACTGACTCGCCCTTCGAAACTAACGACTACGGCATGTTGCCGCCAAGACCGAGCCAATCGCAACGGATCTCGCCACACCCTATCGAAATCGTCGCTCGGGTTTCGATCCTCCATCACGACCTGCGCAACAACGTAGGCATGAAGCCTCACGCCTTTGCTCAGATCGTGCAGGACGAGTTGAAAAAGCTAGACAGCGGTTGGCGGGATGCTTGTTGGGGCTGGTACCTATGGCCGCACCAGTTCGACGAACTGGAACGACAGGGCAGCCCCGAAGCGCTTGGTGAGACTTTGGTGTTCAAACTGTGGGCGTGGGGCGCCACAGATGCCGACTCTCATGCCAACGCTGCGCGTGCATTCAAGAACCTCCGTAGAGCATTGAAGAGAGCCGAATTGCGGGTGCGCAAGAACGCACAAATCAAATCAGGCCAAGGGCCAAGGCAAACAGGAAAGTCAGCGCGGCCGCGTAGGGGATGAGGGGGAACCACGGGCTGCCCGTCATGCCTGCCGCATCCCGGCGACCTTTTCCTCGACCATCAGGCGCGCCTGGGCGTTGCCAGCCAGCCCGTCGATCGCCAGGACCATCTCGTTGAGGAAAATCTCGGTCATCAGCACCGGCAGGGCGAAGCGGTGAACTGAGCCGTCGGGACGGTGAAGCTGGAGGCCGAGAAAGCGGCCGTCCTCGCTCGATCCCAGCCAGAAAGCCTCAAAGGACACCTCCTCGAACGAACCGAACTGCGCGACGAATGCAGCGCGGTTCTCGGCCAGCGTGTTGAGGTCGGCCGGATCGGTCGGCATCCACCATTTCGGCGCATCGGCCATTTCAACGTTTCCAGCTCGGCGCCCGCCCCGTCGATGACGTGGCCCGAGTAGTGATATGCCGGGCAAGATCGCCGACCACGTCGACCGCACCGCTCAGCGGGAACGACCGGCCATCGATTGTCAGATTGACCGGGCGACCTGAAGGCCCAGCCGGCGCGAAGTCGAGATTGGCGAGCCCGCCGCCGGCAAAGCGGGGCACAGGATAGGTCATCGAGGTTCGGAGGCTATCTGCTAGCCCTCCAAGCGAGAAACCGCGTAGGGGCGCGAATGCGTCGGCAGGAAGGCGCATTGAGTTGAGAGCCGCCATCAGCCGCACGCCGTATTTCTTGACGGCGGCCGAGCGCATAACCCACTCGCCGTTCGACAATAGCGCGGGTACCCGGTCGGCTGTCGGGCCGCCCGGACCCCATACCCGACCGCCGCGAGCGAAGCCCTGCCGAAGTTCGCCACCCTCGACGTTAGGGCCGTTGCTGCCGAGACGGGCGAGACGGGAGATCGCGGCGTTGATTCTGTTGATGAGACCTTCGACGAAATTGCCGACTTTGCGGATGACGTCGCCGCCGAACCGGAGCAACTCGGCCAAGCCCTTCTTGATGCCGGCGACCGCGGCGTCGAACCCGGCGAGCAACGCCGCGCCGATGTCGGTGGAGGCGAGCCAGGACGCGAATTGCGATGCGACCTCGACAACCGTGTCGGAGAACTTCTGCGCGGCCGCGGTGAGGTCCTCCCAGAAGATAACCACGCCGGCAATCGCGGCGCCGAAGGCGGCGATCGCGGCGAGCATCGGAGCACCGATCACACCCGCCACCAGGGTCAAACCGGTGACCGCCGCGGTGATGATGCTGCCGAGTGCGCTGAAGGCGCCCACCAGGCCGAGGATGGCCGCGGACATGGCGACGGTGCCGCCGGTGAAGTCGGTTCCGAAGATCGCATTGATGCCTTCGGCGACCACCCGAGCCGCTTCCTGAAGGGCGCGGAAAGTCGGCAGCAAAACGTCCTGGAATGTCGCCCTCACATCGGCGCCGAACTGCTTGATGGAGTCGCGCCAGGCGAGGATCTCGGTTCGCACGACCGCGGAGTCATTGCCGGTGAAGGCGTTGATGAGGTCGCGCACAATGCTGATGCCGGTGTCAACGGCGGCTCGCGCCAGGTCGAGCAGAGCCTGCCGGTTCTGGTCGATAAATTCGGTGAACGTCTGAACCGCCGCGATGATGGGCGGCGCGAACAGCAGGCCGAGCCGCGTCTTCAGGGCAAGGATGGATTTGCCCATCGCGTCGAACGAGTCATTGAGCGTTCCGGCCAGCGCCTTGTCCGCCTCGGAGAACACCACGCCGGCACGCTCGGCCTGGTCGAAGAGCCCCTGAAGTCCGGTGCGGCCTTCGTTGAGCAGCGGGAGGAGTTTCGCGAATGACTTGCCGAGAAGGTCGGATGCGATCGCCGACTTGCGGGCGCCGTCCGGCATCCGGGAGATAGCCTCGGCCACGTCGAGGAACACTTCGGCGGTGCCTTTGAAGGTGCCATCAGAGCGCCGAAGTTGGATGCCGAGCGCGGTGAATTTCTCGACCGCCGATTTCGTACCGGCCTGAGCCTCGCCGAGCGTAGCCGCGAACCTTGCGAGCGAGGGTTCGAGCACGTCGAGAGACTGCCCCGACAGCTTCGCCGCGAACTGCAATTTGCCGAGTTCCTCAATCGTCAGTCCGAGCCCTTCGGCGGCGTCCGCCTGGGCGTCAACCACGTCGGCCGAGTCCTTCGCGAGCTTGACCATGCCGATGCCGGCAGCGGTGCCGGCCGCAGCGAGACCGGCGAAGGCCAAGGTCAACCTCTTGCCGACCGTCGACAGGTCGTTGCCCGCCTTCTTCAGCGCAGCGCCGAATTCCGCAAATCTGATTTTCGCAGCGGCTTTTTGTATCTGGGAAAAGGCGTCTTCACCGGCCTTGCCGAGCGCCTTCAGATCCTTCTCGATCTGCTGGCCGCCCTCAAGGCTGATGCGCGTCTTTATGGTCGAGCGTCCGCTGGCCATTTAGGCAGTCCTCCAAATTTCCCGCTCCTGCTCGGCCGTCGGCCGGCGCAGCGATCGCAGGGTCTTGGCGCGCGCCAGGATGCGCCGGAATTCCTGTGGGTTCTCATTCTCGATTTGCGCCATTACCGATCGCACAGTCGCGTCCTGTTCGCGGCCCAAGCAAAACAAGGACACGAACGACGCGGCCTGTTCAAAGCCGGCAGGGCTCACGAGAGCCCCCGTTCGGCATTGTGTCGGGCGACTGCCTTGGTCCAAGGTTCCGCTTTCACGGACGCATCGGCGGCGGTGGACTTCTCGCCGAGCATGCCCCGGCGATAGTTGCTGGTGTTCCGCGACTTGCCTTGCAGCCTAGCGACCACCTGTTCGAGCGTCTCAACGCGGTCGGCCATTTTCAACGATACGGCGAGGCCGGCAGGATACACTCGGCCCCCGCCGAAATGGCTTCCCGCTTTCTCCGGGTCGCCCTTCACAGTCTCCACCGACACGCCGCGACCCTTCGCGACATCTGCCACGAACATCTCGTAGAAATGCCGGACATTAGCCTGAAGCGCCGCCTTCGCCTTGGCATCGAGGGGCTCGAAGGGATTGCCCTCGACCTTCCTCGGCCCCTCGCTGATGAACGTCATGCGAATGCCCTCGGCCGCCATCGCCTCCGAGATGTCCTCATGGACGGTGTAGACGCCGATCGAGCCCACCTCGCCGGAGGGGGTCACCGAAATGGAGTCCGCGGCGGAGGCAATCCAGTAGGCGGCGGAAGCTGCCAGCGTGTTGGCGACCGCTACAATCGGCCTGCCGGCGCGACGGGCGCCGCGGATCATCGCTGCCGTCTCGGGAACGAGATCCACTTGCCCGCCAGGGCTATCTATGTCGAGCACGATTCCTTTGATCGACGGCATCGCCGCAACTGCTCGGAAAGCTGACTGGAACTCCGACAGGAGCGCCGTCGGCTGCGACACGTCGCGAACTGCCTCGGCCCGAGGCATGATCGGGCCATAGAGAGGCAGAACGGCAATGCCTTCGGAAATGACCGATGAGCCCGGACGCGGGGCCGGTTCAGCGCGGTAGGGTTCTGCGCGCGGACCGTTCAGCGCCCGCCATTCGAGAAGCGAGACGATTTGCGCAGCCCTCCGCGGATCGATGAACCAGGGCTCGGCGGCGAAGGCTCGGAGCAGGCGGTGAATTTCATGCGGCATAGCGTTTCTCAATCTTTGCTAGGTGCAACTCTGTCGCCGCGATCACATCGGGCGGGACGCCCCGAACTCGATGACGTGCCAAGGTCAGGGCGTCGCGAATCATGCGAAACCGAAGCGCGGTTCGAACACTCGGGTCGATGAGGCTCATCGCCTCAACGAAACGCGGGCTGAGCATCAACGGCAGGACTGTCGGGACGGTCGTCATGGCTTTGCCCTCGCGCTGGCCTCGGCGATACGCTCGATCAATTCCTCGGCCCCCGGCATGCCGCCGTCGACTTCCTCCGACGCCCACCGGGAGCCGCCGCCATCCTCGCCCCAGCGCTCGAAGAACGCCTGCACATCCGGGTCCGAGAAGGTGATTTCCTGGTGGGATTCGAGCACCGTCCGGTAGTCGAAAACGCCCGCCCGATTTCGGTCGGAGAAAACGAAGCAGGCCAAATAGTCGAATAACTCAGTCATAGCGAGGACGCCCCGAGCTTGATCCAATTCAGACGCGCCAAGCACCCTCATGCTGTCGCGCATGAGCCCAGGCCACTCCGAACGCATGACGTTCAGGATTGCCCGGACGGCAGGGACGTAGCCGCTCTCGGATTGCGCGATCCACTTGCTCTGACGACGCTGTGCTCGGTCCGGCTTGCCGCCATGTCCGCTCTGGATCGCGCTATTCAAACGCCGCGCGCTGTCGGCGTCGGCGCGGTCTATCCGGACCGTCCCGTCGGCGAGTTTCACGACAGGTATCTTGCCAGCCTTGACCGCTCGACTGATTGTGGAAGGCGCGACGTCGACGCTCCTGGCATATTCGGAAATGCTCATCAGAGAGGACATGCGGCCCCCTGCGGACCATGTGCGGACTTTGCGAGTTTTTTTACTTTGGCGTTGCGCCAGTCCGCACCCGAAACCCTTGACTCGGCTGGGTTCCGGTTCGTTGCGCCTTGCACTTGCACAGCTTTTGAAATGCTGTGCCTAGGGAGTTTCTGCGCTGCGCCTATACCCTCGTCACATCCTGTAACCGGAAGTACCTTTTGGATTTGATCGTCGGCGATGGCGAACCGCTGAAGCGGACGGCGCGCCATCGCCTTGCGGCGCGAGGGAAAGGAAACCTCGTCCGCATATCTTGAGAGGGGACCGAGCAGGCCCATCAACCGCTCGGTCCCCGGTGCATGACGGAGAAGGACGACCGCCATTGCTTTGTCCTATTCGTTGACGACGACGCCGAGCACCGCAGCCGCGAGCGCGTCGGGCCGGCGCTGGATAGTGGAGCCGTTCATCTCGGCCTCGGTGATGAGGCTTTCTTCCTCGTATTCCAGCGAATGGAGCGTGCCGAGCAGCTCAGCCTCGGCCTGTGCGCGGTCCTCGTCGCTGATGCCGACGCCGGTGTCGTGCGTGTCGATTTCCGCGTTGATGGCGGCGATGAGCTGCGGCTTCATGAGCCAGGCGGTGAAGCCCAGCGCGTCGAACGTGCTCACCTTCACGGCGTTATCGTAGCTGGCGGCGTTCACGCTCTTGGTGCGGAACCCCTCTCCATGATCCAGCAACGAATGGACCGACGGGCGCCCCTTCTCGGCAAGCATGTCGATCTGCTGAGCAGCGATTTCCTTGGCCATCTGCACCGTGATAGGCCGAGCGCGAAGGTCGCGCAGGTCGGCAAGCAGGGTTGCCCGCTCCTGCCGGATGCGCTCGACAGCGGCCTCGACCGTTTCGCCTTTCTTGAGCTTGGGCGGAACGGTCTCGACCGGTGTGATGGTCGCAGCCGGCCGCAATCCCTTGAGCCACCTCTCCACGTTGTTGTCGAGCAGCGCGCCGAGCCCCATGGACAACTCCGAGCGTGCCTTCGCATTCTCCTGCAAGCGATCGCGGAGTTCTTCGGCACGGAACAGCTTGGCGCGGGCCTGCTCGAGTTTCTGCAAGAACGCGATATGGCCTGCCGAGCGCTCGACGCCGAGGGCCTCCTCGCGAGCGTATCCGGTGTGCTTGAACTCAGCCTCGAGCTTCTGAAGCATCTGCCACGCCTTCGTCGCATCGACCTGGGCTTCGTGCACCCGCGCGTGCATGGGTTCGACCTGGTCGCGCGCCCGGCTGTGTTCCTCGCGGAGCCGCAGGAGCTTCGCCTTCGCGGCAGCCGGCAGCCGGTCGGCGGGATCTCGGCCGTCGTCGATAAAGAAAAACGAGTGGCCCTCGTGCTTGTCGTAATTGAGCGTGCTGCCGCGGTTCTGGTCCCCCACCGCCTTTTCCCAGCCGTTCGTCAATTCCCCGGTCCCGAACGGCTTGCCGCCACCATCGCCGCGAGCGAGCGCGGCATAGCTCGGCGGGGCATACTCGTTGCGAAACGCGCCATAGGAGGCGGGCACCTCGGCGTCTTGGTAGGGGTTCCGGTTGACGGGCGGCATGGAGGCTCCTCGAAAGCGGGGCGTTTCAGTGTCGAGGCTGATGTGCTCCCCGAAACGGGAAACCCAAACACCCCGAAACGGGAAAAACGGGAAAGCTAAATTAGTATTTGAGCTTCGCCCGCAGCCTGGAGACCGAGACCTTCCACCGGCCGCCGATCTTGACGCCCATGTCCTCCGTTTCGCACCAGTGGCGTATTGTGTCGGGCGGGCGCCTGAACCGCACCGCGGCTGTCGAGACGTCGATCAGGTCGAAGTCTGGGAACTCCTGCCCGTCGAGTTCCGCCTCAGCCGCAGCGTCCCGCTCGGCGATCAGCGCGTCGGCAATGTCGAGCGCGGCGGCGAGCCGTTCACGAAGTAGGTGGAGGTCGCCGGTCATGGCCGCCCCCGAAGGAAGGCGTCGAGTTCGTCGTCGGCGATCCCTTTCTTGTTCAGCCAGAGTTTTGACGGGTCGAAGTCGTCGTCGCTCTCGGCCTTGGGCACCCTGGCCAGTGCCGCATCGAGCGCGGCCAAGTAACCGTCACACTCCGCGATCTCTTTCGGATTTGTGGTGCCGGTCTTCGCCTCGACAATATCCTGTCGATAGCCAAGAAGTCTGTCGCGAGGGTTGGGGCCGCTTTCGAAGGCCGCTATCCACTGGAGCGGCGTCTTCTTCACCCGGACACAGTCCGCGCGCTCGCAACCTTCACCTTCCCGCAAGCCGGATTTGCCGCAGAACAGACAGAGGAAGGTCTCAACTTCCGACGATGCCCCCGTGATCGTTTTGGCAGGCTCTTCCTTTAAGGTGCTCACCGGGTCCACCTCTCCCGCCGAGGCGCCAAACTCCTTTCCGTTCTTTCCCCTTTGCGGAGTGCGCACACCTGCACACCCCTCGACATTGTCGTTTCCATTCAAGTCACTAGCTGTTGCACACGCCTGTGCGTTGGCGGTCAGATGTGCATGCACACCTTCAACCGTCGGCATGATCTCGCCGTCCTCTGCCGGCATCGGCTCGCCGGTCATGTAGATCGCAGGCTTGCCGGTGCGGTCCTCAATCTTGACGATGTAGCCCCTCTCGGCCGCAGTCTTTAGACGCCGTGCGGCTGCCGATCGGTCGAGCCCCAATGCCGCGGCGACCTCCTTCACCTTCACCCCGGTGCCGGCGTCGAGCTTAGCGACGATGCCGACCGTCTCCTTCACGGTCGCCGGCACCGTGGCCTCGAGCCCGGACGCGATGATGTCGGCGATAAGATCCCGGACGGTTGCGTAGTCCTCGACCGTCGCGACGATGCGGCCGGCCTCGTCGACATCACGTGTGGCCTGGTGCAGGAAAGCATGCGTCTCGATCAGCCGCAGGATGGCTCGGAAGTCACGCCGCAGCCGCACCGCGACCGGCGGTATGTTCTCAGCCAGGAAGAGCGCGTAGGGGACTGATACGCGGGCGTCTGTCCGGGCCAACCACTCCTGCAACTCATGCCATTCGGAATAGTCCACCGACACCGCCGAGGGGCTGGCAAGGCTGCGCATGATAGCGCGGGTCTGGTCCGGCGTGTCGTTGGTTGACAGCGAGAGCATCCGGGTCTCGTTCTCGCCGTGGAGGCTGACCGAAGTTGTCGTTATGATGATGTTGGTCGGGCCGGTCTTGACGATATGTCGGGTCTTGAAGCCATCCTTCTTGTCCCGGATGGTCACCGAGTAGTCGATGCGACCTTCGGACAGCAGGCTGCGGATGAAGTAGGCGGTCTGGTTGCCCTCGCTCTTCTCGCGATCCTCGCGCAGTGCCGTAGCCTCGTACAGAAGGATGGTGCGGTGCGCGTATTCCTCATCCGAGTAGATCAGCGCCCTTTCGCTCATGCCGGTGAACTTGATGACGGAGCTAGCCGGGAAGAACTTCACCACCTGCTCGGTCGTGAAGCTCTTGCCGGAACTCGACAGCCCCTTGATGACGATCGAGACAGGATCGGCGAGCAGCCGACTGGTGATCGCTAGGTAAGTGAGCTTGGCGTTGCGCTCCTCGCCCTGCACACCGCACACCCCAAGCACATCCCAAAGCACAGCCAGAATGCTTGATTCCGTAGCCAATTTCGGACGGGTGTGCAGGTGTGCATGCCCCGCGGAGGGGGAATGATCAAGGTCGTCTTCATCAGTCGGATTGACGGCGTTCGCGAGCATGGTCGCAGCGATGTTGTTGTTCATATCGTTCATCAATAGCTCCGGCGGTTCTGCCGGCGCCAATCGAGCGCGGCTGCAATGAAGGTTTCGGACTCCTCGACGCGGGTCGCGGTCGGGCGGCGTCGGCCCGACCAGTCGGCGATCAGCTCGGCTGCGTTGGCGTAGAGATCGGACAAGGCGCGGCAGCCATAGCCCGCATCGTCGAACCTCGTGATCGCAGCGTGCAAACAGTTGCGGGCCTGGCGCGTCAGCCAGACGCCATCCGCAAGACCCAGATTTGCTTGATTTGCCGGCGGGCTGGCGGTATTGTTCGAAGTATAGCTAATACCCGTGGTGACGACCTTCGGCCCCGTGAGCGCCTGCCAGCGCTCCGGGGCCAACTCACTAGGAGGTGCTCGCATCGGCGCCTCCCGCATTCGCGAGGAACAGGACCTCGCAAGCCTCCTTGGCCGAGAGAGGGAAGCGACGGCGAAGCGCCGGGATCACCGGCCGCTCGCAGTTGGCGCGGTTCGCCGCGTACCATATGGCCGCCAGGCGCACCGCCTCGGAATGCTCGTGATCTTCGGTGGGCGGGTGGACCATTATGCCGCCTCCGACGTGGAGACGGCGATCGGCCTCGACGCGAGCCAATCGCTGATTTCCTGTTCGGTCCAGACGCGGGTATTCGGACCGAGGTAGCGGCCGGGCGGGAAGTTGTGCTTCTCGACCCATTCGGCCAGCGTCACGCGATTGTTGACGATGCCGGCGGCCTTGATGTCGTGAAAGCGAAGCAGTTTGAGCATGGTTGGCTCCCTAGGTGTGAGAGGGGGCCAACTTGGATAAGGACGGCCGCTCGCGGCACCGCCCTAAAATCGCGGGATTTTTAAATCAGCGTTTTTTGCTCTTTTTCGCTCGGTTCAGCGAGCCGCGCTTACCTTCGAGCGCGACAGAGAGCGGGTCTTTGTCGGGCTGATCGAGATCGAGCGGCATACCCCACTTTTCCCGCACCCAATTCTCCGCGGCTTCTTTAGAGTAGCCTGCCGCCCTCACCTCCCCGATGGCCTTTACCGCAGATGCCATCTTGATCTCCGTCAGCGATCGCCGGTTGACCGGCAGCCTCGGTCGCCCCCGCTTCTTCTTGATCTCGACCTTCTTGAGCTGGTGACGGTCGAACAGATCGGCGAGCAGCAACCGCGCCGGCCTGGTCACCTCCACTTCGGATTGCAGCAGCGATACCAACTCGGAAAAGTCGCCGGTCTCGTCGGCGATGCGGATCGCGCGGTTCCATTTCACCTGTGCGTCGGCGTTCATCTCGTGGCGCCCCGGATCGGCACTACCTTGTCGCTGGGTTCGATGATCGATGTCAGCAGCGTAGCGAGGCGAGCGAGCGCGTCTGCTTTCTCGGCGCGATAGCTGTGTCGGTCGTAGACGCCTTCCACGCCGGCAATGACGTGCCCCATGACGCGCTCGGCAACGTCCGGACGAACGCCGGCCCGCGACATCAGCGAGCGCGCTGTGCGCCTCAAGTCGTGGATCGTCCAATGCGGGATCGGCACCTTCTTGTCGAAGGCGACCTTCGCCTTGGACATTCCATTGAAATAGCTGTCGCCGCGGCCGGCAAATACGTAGGGGTTGTCCCCCATGTGGTTCTGGCCACGAATGACGCCGAGCGCGAGCGCGGAGAGTTGTAGATCGCCGCCCGTCCCCTTCTGCCTTTCCTCGCTGGGTACGTCCCACACGCCGTCGACGGAGACGGCATCCCAGCGCAGCGTCATCACCTTCTCGCGACGCTGCGCGGTCGCCAGCGCGAACCGGACAATGGCACCGAACGTGCCGCTGGTGCCTGCCTCATTCCAAATCGCGCGGATCTCGTCGTCGCTTAGAATGCGGTCGCGTTTCTGTGCTGCCGGCGCTGTGCGCCTCATGCCCCGGACGATCGGCGACGTATAGCCATCGTTGCGGGTCGCATACCAATTGCAGATGCCCCGAATGATAGCGAGGCAGTAGTCGGCTTGTCGGCCACCGTTGTTGTCCTCCACCTCGTCGAGCAGAGCAGAGACATCGCCGCGGCGAAGGCTGATGAAGTCGTGATCCTGCCACCGGGGGTAAAGGTACGCGGTGAGGCAGCGACGGATTTCATATGCGCTGAGCAAGCCCTTCGCCTCGACGTGACGTTTCAGATAGTTCTCCGCCACGTCCTTGAACGTCCTGGCCTGTGCTCGTTCCTCGACCACCGGCAATCCCGATTTGATACGGCTGATCGCCTGGCGTGCCTTCTCTCGGGCGTCGTCGATCTTTAGTTTGTCGGTGGCGCCGAGCGTCGCCCACACCTGTTTACCGTCGGGATTGCGCGAGATGGCAGCGAAGGACTTCACGCCGCTCGGCATGACGCGAACATAGTGGCCGCGCAGCTCGGGGTCCGGGAAGGCGTAGGGCTTTTCAGTCGGCTTGAGCGCTGCGACGCCAAGGTCGGAGAGGGTCTTCCTGCGAGCTGCCAT